ATTTCTATCTCCAGCAGTTACATTGCTGTCGAAAAGCGTTACTGTTGAAGTTTCTTCATGAAATTCTTGTAAAATTCCAACTGAATGTATCGACTTTACATGAACATCTAACGTCCCTTCTGTAACTCCTACACCGTTCAGTGATGTTGAAATTGAATAAGTGCTATCATTGTTTTCTGTTAGTTTTACTTTTTCTGTAGCTTTCCAAGAGCTGTTTTCTACAACCTGTTCATAATAGCTATCTGCTCCAAATAACCCACTAAACAATAATACACTTAACAATAAATATCTAAACATTTTCATAACGTTCCTTTTTTTGATTTGAATTGCAAAAGTATAGCATAGTTTATAATTTTCTCAATCCTCGTTTTTCATAAATATTCTCTTCTTCTTTTTCTTCAACATCTTTTATAGCTATTCCTAGTGCCATAGCAATAATTATCCGCTGGGTCACGCTTTAAAACTACATTTGAACAATTCCAATTTAAAACTTGATTATCTCCGTGATTTAACTTGTTTTGAAGTGATAAAACCTCTATTTGCTTTGTTGGAGTGGACATTGAAGCGAATCCCTGACCGAATGGAATCAAGTCCACTACCTCATCATTTGTAAGGTTTGTAACTAAACTAGAACTATTCCATCTATCATAAGCTGCCATTTTTACATCAAACTTTTCACAATCTTTTTTTATTTGAGCCTCTATGAAGTCATAATCAATCACATTTCCCTCTGTTACCGTGATTAAACCAGCTTTTACCCAATCAAAATACGCAACTTTATCGCGTCGCACTCTCTCTCTCATATTATCTTTTGGAATGAAAAAACGAGGTAGAATATCATAACCACCGCCATCTTTAGGAAATAATAGCAACCAACACGCTAAATCGGTTGTTGATGCTAAGTCTAATCCTGCATAGCATTTTTTACCCTTTAAATCATCTTCGTTTATTGGTGTTTGGTTTGTAGTCCATACGCTGTGTTTAATCCACACGGTCGCTTTATCACAAAATACATTTAAGTGCTTCGTCTTAAATGCTATAAGTGCCTCTTCTGATTGCTCTGCTAATACAACTTTACCTCTCATGTAGCTAAAAGTTGGACTGACGCCTAGGTTTGGATTGGATTTATGCCATACACTCTCTTTTTTCCAATAATCATCATCTTCTAAATCTTCATCGTCTGGCTCAAACATTACATTATAAAATCTATCGTCTGTTATAATCCCTTGTTTCAGTTTTTTAGCATACTGATAAATCTCTCTGTAAAAGAACCCTTGTAAATTATATCCAGCTGTGCTCATAAATATTTCTAATGGCTGACTTCTTGAAGCCATACCATCTGAAACTATCTGGTACAACTCCTTATTTGGGTATGCGTGAGGTTCATCTATTAGTATTAGGCTTGGTCTTTTACCATCTTTGCTGTCTGCTGTGCTTGATAGTGCCTCGTACTCATCAATGAACGCACCGTTATACTTGGATACTCTAGGAGGCTTTATCGTCATTTTAACCATCTCTTCTAGTTCATCATTCTGCTTAATCATGGTAACAAAAGCTTTATGTAAAATCTTAGCTTGTTCTATTTCACTTGCTATTGAATAGTGTTCTTTTGCTATTTCGTCATCTAAAAAAAATACTAAAAGATTAATTAGTGAGCCGTATTCCGTTTTTCCAAGTTTCTTAGCACCAAAGAATAGCACTCTTTGAAACCGCCTTAATCCTTTAAATTCTCCATCTATATATTTAGTTCCAAAAATATCTATAATACCTTTTAGTTGAAAATCCATAAATTGAAAATTAATACCGCCTAAGTCTCCACTTGTATGTTTTATTATGCTTCCTATTTTTATATAGTTTATTGCCAACTGTTTATCTATATAATATTTGCCCTCTTTTCTGAGTTCTTTATCTTTTTTGATTATATATTCTTTGGCTATTTTGTGGTAATGAGAGGGTGGATAAATTTTTGCTTTATTCATCTTTAAATCTCCAAATAAAACCGCCAGTAGTTTTTCTTTTACCGTTTAAAACTGCTGATATATTTCTAAAATCTATTCCTGTTTGTCTATCTGCTTCACTTATCGAATGATATTCTTTTATTTTGTTTAAATTTTTATCATACTGAACTATTGGCTTAGAATCTCCCTTAACTATTCCCTCTTTTTTGTCTAGTTCGCCTTTTCTTTTATTGCTTCCCCATGTCATTAATTGGATATTATCTTTAGTGTAAAATCTATTAGCGTTTATTCTATCTACTGACGGGGTTAAACTTTTTTCATATCCTGATTTTTTCCACTCTTCATATATTTTATTTAATATTGGTTGAGTTTTAAACCAGTTATCAAACCACTCCCTTGTATATTCTGGCTCTTTATGTCCTCTTGTTTTAGAGTTTCTTATTTGCCCTCTGTATATTTGAGATATTAGTCCGTTGATTGTTCTTAGATAATTTGTGTTTCTTGAAGTTTCCATATTGAAGTCCTTGTTAATCATATTGTTAATCTAATGGATGGAGAGCCGCTAAACTCTCCGATTAACAATATAATTATAACATATTTTTCTATCTGTATTTATAAATACCGTACACAAAAGTAAATATCATTATTCCTAACCAAACAAAGTCATACCAATATAAAGTTATTTCTAATCCTAGATATTTTTCCATTGATTTAAATCCACTGTTTACAAAAAAATGTAACATCAAAATAAATATAAACCATATAACTAAATTCAAAAATCCCATACTTGCAACGTTGTTTATAATTTTCTCCATCTCTAAAACTCCTCATCTTTATTAAGCATATCAAATACACTTTTCTTTTTCTCTTTTTTAATTTCAAGCCCAACCCTAGATTTAACACCAATACCCAACATAGTAGCTAGTTTCTGCATATGAGAAAAACACTTATCAGCTACTTGAAAATAAGGATGAACTTTTAAATCTCCAAAGTCATTCATAGTTACATCATCTTGACTAGCCGACATAGTAACCGCATTAATGTACTTTTGATAACTTATCGAATAGAATAAAAGTAAACTTCTATCAACCTCTTTATAAGTTCCATTTTCTATAAGTAATTTTTCAACTCTTAAAAATTCACTTTGTCCTATTTTATTAAGTGGTGTGAACTCTTCATCATCTAAGTTTGTATTCTTTGATTCATTCTTTAAAATGTCTGGTTTTTGTTCTTGGTCTTTTTTGATCACTTGTTTTTTTTTAGCAATATCTTTTTTTTTAGCTTCAACTTTTGGTTTTAAATGTGGATTTGTTTTTTCTCTTTGTTTGTTTGTTTTTTTTGCGACTGTCTCAATATCTATTTTTAGATATAAGTTAGGTTTTCCAGCACCTTGACTTTTTACTGATATTTTATGCTCTTTTACTATTTTGTGTAAACCTTGACGTGTGGTTATGTTTAGTATTTGTTGAGCTTGTCTGCCTGTTATGTAATCCAACTGTTACCACTCTATTATTGTTTTGCCATCGTATTTTAAATAAAAAGTTTCGGGGTATTCAGTCAATTTTTCCAAATTCTCTACAAACACAACCTTTTTCAAAATCTTATTTATGCTTATTATGTTCATAGTCCTAAAACTTGTTTCTGTTAATTCTGGATTAGGTATTCCAAACATTTCATAAAAATCATCTGATGTGAAATCATTAACCCCATTTTTTGAAACTTCTTCTAAACTCTCTTGAAGTTCTTTTGGTAAATCATCGAAATGTTTTTCTAGTAGTGATACTAAGTTTTTGAATAAGTCTAGGTTCTTAATATCTATTTTTACTTCTGTCATAATGTTATCCTTTTGGTCTAAGTTGTTCTAAAACATAAACCCTCTTTTCTAACTCTGCAACAGCTTCAATTAAAAGCGTTGTATTGTTTCTCATATTATTTCTTGTTTTTGAAGTTAGTACAATATCTAATAGTATTGATATTCCTAGCACCAAGACAGCAACACTTATCCAAAATATTTTATCTTTCATAACTTATCCCATCTTGCTTATAATTATATGCAGCGGAATAGTTATAAGTAATGCTGGAATAAAAAATACAACTGCCATTATGTGTAAAAATATCATTGTTAGGTTTATCATTGTTTATCCCTTAAGCTTTAAAGCATACTCTATAGCATCTTTAAAATTTTGCAATTCATCTATCTTTTTAGTTTTGATCATTTTATTTTCTAGTTCTCTAATCAAATTATTAGCTTCTTCTTTTTTGTTGAAAGATATGTTAACCATTCCGTTTTTATAACTAACTTGAACCTCATAATTAGTAGTGTCTGAGTTTTTGAATATAAAAATCGTTGCTCCAAGTATTCCGCTTTCATTAATTAATGATAAACCGTTTGCTGATTCTACAATCATGTTTCTTCCTTTTTTAAATAGTTTTTAACCTGTAAACAAAATCATATCATAACTCAAACGGTTTACACCTTAAAGGTTTACGGGTATTGGTGATGGAAAAAGAGT